GTTAAATGACCATTATTACCAGCTTCATCATCTAAATGTTCTTTAATATTTAATTGATAAGGTTGAACTGCGTAATCACCTGATTCTTCAAATGTTCTTTTTGCTAATCTTCTATCCAACGGTACGTCAGGATTATCAGTTTTATCAACCTTCATTATACCATTATTAATTTCAGCTAAGATTACGAAATTGGAAACTGCTATACTAGTTACGCTAGCAGATTTTACTAATGTTGTTGTAATAGCATATCTATCAGCACCTGGAGCTGAAAAGTTTGGAGCGCCTAAAGCGTTATCAACTAAACTTGTATCTTCAGCTGATGATACTGTACTTTCTGTGACTTGTAAACCAACTATATTATTTGGTGTGTTTGAATATTTATCTCCAGCATTATCAAGAGTAATTGACCCACCTGGTACAAATACAAAGTTTCCTTTTAAGAAATATACACCTTCTTTTAAATTAAATACTGCGTTTTGTCCTACTGGATTTGTTGCTGCAATGGAAGCTCCACCTGAGCCACCACCAACTTTTACGAATGGAGTACCAGATGCGTTACTTTGTAATACTTCTCCAGCAACGAAAGATTTAAATGTATTACCTGTACCGGACCCAGTATATTTTAAATAAATTGTATGTGCGTTACTACCTTCAGTTGCTTCAACTCCAACCACTGTAGCTGTGACAGCGTTTGTTTGACCTGTTAATGTTGAACCTACTAATGATGTAAGTAATGCAGCTGTAGTTGTATGTGTAGTTGAACTATGAGTAAAACTTGGCTCGACTTTAATATAATCACGTTCAACATCTAATGATACTTCACCATTTATTACTGAATCACCTTCTTTAAATGCGTACTTACCAAACCTATCAATTTGAGCTTGAAGCAAGGTTTGCATTTGTGTGAGCTCTCTTGCTTGAACTGAAACACCTGGCTTAAATAATATACGATGAAATCCTTTGGTTTCATCAAAGTCATCGTAATAAGGTGTCACATTATAGTTTTTAATATTAGTCGTTGCCATAAAATTTTCCTTTAACTATATTAGAATTCTAATATAATTTTAATATCTTCAATCTGTGTTGCTGTTCTGTTAATTGGTAATCTATTTTCTAAGAATAGTATTTCACCAGATTCTCTATCTAACTCTGAAGATTTAACAGCGGTATTAGATTCAAGAGTACCTATTGTACCACTTGAAGCACCAGTAATTACTTCGCCATTATCAAATGGTTCATAACCTGTTTTTTCATTTTGATGATAGTATACAAATCCATCAGTAGTATTAATCTCTGTGACAAAAGCTTTTGGTGCGTTTGCTGAACCACCTGTAATTAATTCATCAACTACGAAATCTCCTACTCCACTTCCAGAACTGAATGAGCCTGAAAAGTCTAAATAATCTAAAGCTTTTAAAGTATCCGAAGAAGCTATATTACCTTCTACTAAAGGTGATGCTATACCAGCACCATTTAATGGATTCTTTAATAACATTACTTGTCTAAAATCATTATCAACACCAAGGTCTCCACTTCCGTCAGCACCATCTAGTTTAACGTTAAGTGCCATAAAGAATCCACCAAGTTCTGCTCTTGGGTCTGTACCATGACCACTCTTACCTTTTCCTCTATAGTTTGGTGCAATAATGACTCTAGCTGCTCCACCGGAACCGCCTCCACCAGTTATCACTACATTAGCTTTGGTGTAATTAGTTCCTTTATTAGTTATCGTAATACCTGTGATAGCATTTCCAGCTACAGTTGCTGTAGCAGTTGCGCCTGTTCCATCACCAGTGATTGTGACAGTAGGTGCACTTGAATAATTAGCTCCTGATGTTGTTGAATCAGTTCTATTACCATCTGAGTCAATTGTTTCTAAAACAATTCTTTCAATTCCTGCAGCTAAGGAATCATCTCTAGATGCTTTTTGGTTTAGGTATTGAGAATAATCAGCTTCAGTCAGGTTTGCTTCTGCATCTGAATCACTACCATAAGCGAAGGTTAATATGGTGTTGATTGCTACAGTACCTGTAGTAGCTGAGTTTAAAGTAATTTGAGAACCATTTATTGCACTAACTTTTTTAGCAGAACCAACATTGGCTCCAGTGACTGTCATACCAACGGCGATGTCATCACTTATTTCTTTTAGAATAATCTTATCACTTGTACCAGAATTTGCAACTGCTACTTGGCCTTCTCCGCCCATAGCAATATATTTTACTGGCATATATGAATTTGTTAAAAACTTTTCTGCATCTGAAACTGATACTGTATACATATACTTCCATGTATATCCATCAGATTCTGCTTGTGGTTGAGTTAAAGTTTGTGTTGGTTGTTGTGTTGATGCACTTGAACCAGCTTTTATACATTTATATACCTTAAACTCATTTGTTATAACATAGAATTTCTTATCAAAGATATCTGAATCTTTTGAATCCCATGCTACATAAGATGTTGCACCATCCCATGTATGTCTGTTTGTTACGTGTGAAATATTAGATGATGCTATTTTCTTTACACCTTGTAGGTTAGACCTTGCCACTCCAAATTCATCTAAGTGGTCTCCTGGTGTAGGGGCTGTTGCTAAATCAGTAGTATCTGATGTAGAGTTAGACCATACATCACCTTTACCAATACCAACATATACCGCACTATTAGCTACATCTTCTTTGAAGTTGTTTGCATTTACAACTCTAAATGTGTTTGATACTATTGCTGCCATTTTATTTTACCTTCTATTCTAAATCCACGAATGTTCGTGTATTATATTTATTTATATTAGTTGAATCGACGTTTTGTATTTCTATGTCACCTAAAAAGCTTATTTGTTGGTTAGAATTGTATAACCTAGATGAAGTATAGAAATTTTGTCCTTTTCTTTGTTTATATCCATTATTTATAATGGTTCTAAAATTAGGATTCTTAACTGCTACATCAAACGCTGGTAAGAATTTAGCATTTGATGGTGTTTCTTCTGTTCTCGTATATGTATCATCAATGGTTGCTGTAGCTGCTGCGTTCGAACCATCTCCACTAATTGTTATTGTAGGTGCTGATACGTATCCATCACCTTGATTTGTTATTGTAATTGCAGTTATTTGTCCACCCGATACTGTTGCTGTTGCTTCAGCTGCTGTGGTTGAACCTACACTTGATAATCCTCCAGAGAATGAAACTGTTGCTGATGTATATCCACTACCTGCATTTGTAATTGTAATTGAATCAACATGACTTATAATATCATCTCTTAAATTACCACCCAATAAAGAACCAGTTGTTTGTTTTGGTACATGTAATATGCTTGTTGTGGGTTTTACATTATTATGATTTAAACTTAAATCTAAAATGTGTTGAGTTCTAACTCTTATCTCGTTATGTGCACCAGATGCTAATCTAATTAGTGGGTCTCTTGTATATCCTAGACCTGGATTACTTGGTGTAATATCACCACTAGTAATAAATCCATTTGAATCTAATGTAAATACAGCTGCAGCTGTTACGTTAGTTGATAAAGCAATACCTTCAGCATCTACTGCATCAGGCGGTGGGAATGTTATACCAGGTGCTGTTCTAAAATTCTTTTGTGATGGCCCAAGTACTTTTATTTTTGCTATCTTAGTAGCGTTTGGATTTGCTGGTACTGTTGCAAATAGTTGTGAGAAACCTGCACCAGTATTTGAAATAGTTATTGCATCTACATCCAATTCACCATCAGATGTTACGCCAATTGTTGCTGCTGGGTTTGTAGGTGTGACACCATCTTGTGCTGTGCCATTAAATGAAACTGTTTGAGTACCTGAATAACCAAAACCTTTTTCAGTTATTTCAATTGCTTTAACTGTTCCATCAGTTTTTGATAAAGTTGCTGTGGCTGTTGTACCAGTTAGAGTATGTGATGTTCCACTTCCAACTGAACTTAAATTAATTGCACCTGCAGGATTACTTGCCAGTTCTAACTTAATATTATTACCAGATTTATTTACAACTTTATAGGATATTGTACTAGTTAAATTCCCTATTGATGTTCCACCTCCACTATTATATGTGACAATATCACCATTATTTAATGCTGCTGCTTGAGCAGTTGTTAATGTAATAGTATCATTAGATAAATTAACTGCAGTGGCAGGATTAAACGTCATAGCAGTTGGTGCTGAGAAAGTTGCAACTGGAGTTCCATATTCACTACCACCATTTACAATAGTGATTGCTGAAACCCTACCATTTGTAAGTGATGCAGTTAAAGTTGCTGCGTTAAATCCTGAAGCTGCTGCTGAATCAGATGTTGTAATTGTTGGAGCACTTGTATATCCAGTTCCACCACTTGTAATACTACTACCACTTATAACACCATTTCTTAAGTTTAATGATAGTGAACCTGACTTATGTATTTTAGCTTCAGCAATTGGTGAGAATATTGAAGCAAATGCTTCTACTAATAATGGAAGGTCTTCAATACCTATAACACCTGGCTGTCTTGTTGGTAAAGCTGATAAAACTTTTCTAAGTATAGGTGCTAATCCATCATTTCTTACACCATCACCTAACGCATCTTCTCCTAAAGCTGATTTTGTTAATTGTAAGAATATTAAAATTTCAGCAAAGTATATAAATCCAGCTGGGTGAACTAATTTATCAAAAGCATTTTCCCAATCTTGTAAACTTCTACCAGTTTTGACTAGGTAAGAAAACTTTTGAAACTTTTTACTATCAGTTATAACTTGGTCGTAAGATAAGAATCCTCTTTGGTCTAGGTAAGTACCTCTTGGTACGAAGGTCACAGTTGCACCAGATGACAAAGTAATTGCTTGGGATAGGGTTATTACCTTCCCAGTTGCATCTACAGATGATACTGTGACTGGGTTATCTTCAACACTGTCGGCAATACCGTCCTTTAGAGTAATAGTACTTCCAGGTGGAGTACCATCAACTATTTTAGAACCTGGTCTAATATTATCATTACTTGCTGTAATATTAATTACGTTTGTATTACTGGCTGCTGATGATAGTGTTGTTGTATGATTTAAAGCTTGGTCCCAATCACCTTGAGAAGGTATAAGAGTTTTTTCATAAGGAAACTCTACTTCTACTTCTTCGTTAAATAATAATCTAAAAAATATTTCTATACTATCACTACTTCCTCTTAATTTATAAAAGTCATTTATGAGTTTATAAAGAGTTCTTCTATTACCAACTGTATTACGTGGTAATGAAGCACCAATTTCTTTTTGCATCATAGTTAAAAAACTATCATCATTTGTATCGATGTTCATAGCTTTTTCTATGGTATTCATAATATTTGATGGTCCTGGTCCTACGTATCTTTTAATCAAAGTAGTTAAGGTTGCAGTATAACCATTAAATGAAGTTAAATTAGTGACGGTAAATGTTTTACCAATACCACTTGTAAGTTGTAAACTTCCTGGCAGTTCATTACCATTCGAAATAGCTGTATTAATTGAACTAATTGGAATAGTCATAGTACTATTAGCACCTTCAAATGAATGTAGTACTCCAGTACCTACACCAGCAATATCCACTGAATTGCCATTTACTGATGTTGATAATTTAATTTTTCCACCAGCTGATGAAATAATATAATAAGTAAAGTTATTTGTTAAACCATTAATTGCTGAACCATCACCACTCTTATAAACTACAGGAGTTCCAACTGGTAATGATTGTTGATTAAATGCACCTACTTCAATTTCATTTGCACTTTCACCAATCAAAGCTGATGAGGAACCATCAAAAATAAATTTAGCTGGTGTTTTACCTGTTGGTGATTTAAGTACTAATGCAGAATTGCCCGCTCCGGAATCTACAAAGAACTCATTATTTCTTGTTGAATCTTGTACTCTAAATCTAGCGACATTATCTAAAACTATATCTTCAAAAACTTTTGTTTCTTGATATATAAACTCTTCCATGTTCATGAAAGTATAATAAGCTTCTAAGAACTCTCTTAGTTTTGTTTTATTATGTAAAATCTCTGAAGGTATAATTTGGTCTAAACGAATATGTTCTTTAGTATCAACTAAAGTTGAATCATCTAGTTCTATAACTCCAGGTGTTAGATTTGTTTTTGCCATTAGTCTTTAAGTCTTGATGTTGTTGTATATGTTATACTTCCACTTGAACCTGCTGTTGCGATAGTATCAATCTCTGGTGTTATCTCAACTCTATCCTGTTCTATATCTAATAGTTGTTCTCTTTTAGGTGCAATGTCTAAAGAATCAGGTATAACTGAAACTCTAATAGGTGAATTTGTTGTTGGTAAGAAATTATTTAACGTAATTATACCATTTGCTATATCTATTAAACCAGCATCTGCTATCACACTTACGTTTTTACCATCAGATACTTTATAAACTATTACAGTTCTTTTTGTTGAATCATTATCAATTGCTATATCTCCAAAGAAATGGTCACTAGTATCTGACCCATTAAGTTTAAATGGTGAAGATGATAATAACATTTTAGCTGAACTACCTCTATCTAAAAATTTACCAGCAAAAGTAAGTGTATGGTTTTGAGTTATTATATTCCCGTCTGTATCAGTAAGTGGTGTAAAGTTTTGAAACATTCTTGGTCGTATTGTACTATTAAGAATGGATGGGTCTGAATTATCAATTTCATTTGTTAATTGTGAATGCCTAAATACACCATCAAATTTATTTAAGTTATTAAAATTAAAATCACTAATAGTATCTCTTACAACAGTTGTAAGTTCAACTGCAGTTCTATCTGTTAAGTTAGGATTATATTTAAAGAATACATCTAGTTCTAATCTTGTAAATGATGGGTCAACAATCTCAGGTGTTATTGATACTACATTCTTACCTTTTAATATAGCACCTTTTATTTCTGTCTTTTCATCCTCAGTTAATTTTTCAGCTAATAGAGGTTTTACTGCCACATAAGCTTTACCAAAATCTGGTATTGTTTGGTCTTCACCACCCCAAGTTGCAATAGAATCTATATTACTAAAATTCTTTTTAATAATAGCTGCGTAATCTTGAGCTGTGACTGCTCTATCCTGAGCAATATAAGTAAGTGGTGCATTGAATCTTATTGATTCAGATGTTTCTTGGTCTGCTCCACCAGCTGCGTTTGATACAACTGTTGGTTCATTATCTGCTACTTTACCACTAACTTGGTCAACCATAAAGAATTGACTAGCACCATTTGATTCTTTACCTTTTGTTTTAACATAATCAATTGTGACAATATTATCATTAATAGGTTTATAACCAGTGACACCATCTCCAAAATATATTTCAAAGAATCCTGATGGATTTTCTTGTAAGAAATAAACTTTAGTATTTTCATCAACATCTTTTAAAGATTCAAATTGAGTATATATTTCAAATCCACCTGAACCCGCTCCTTGTGATTCCTGTACACGTACGCGTAGGGAGCTTGTATCTGCGTCTTTATCACTGAGTTGAAATTTCTGATTCTCTATATCATTATCAACTCTGTATTTTAATTCTCTTAATGAACCTTCAACAATTCTGACGTCAGGGAATGTATATTTAGTACCAACTAAAGTTGCTGTATGGTCATTGAGTACTACATATTGGAACTCAATACCATCTAATTTAGTATTTAATTTAGTACCTCTTGGCAAAGTAAGTGTTGTTGGATTTGTACCACTACCAGCATTTGCAACTATATTTACTACAGCTCTTGGTGATAAAACAGAACGTGGAACGTATCCTAA